ACTATGTTTAATAACTAATCGCGCTTCGCCTAAATCTTGGTAGCTTATTCTAGCAGTACCAAACAGCTTGTTTTCCATAATTGTATTATCCTTAACTTTTGCTCGAAACTGGTAGTCTCTTTTGTCTAAATTGCTTTTACCCATGCGCTGAACATCATAATTTAACAGCCTATTTTTAGCAAATTTTCTAAAACTTCTAATAAATTTAAATGCGCCTGGGTGTTGTTTTTCTACAATATCGCCGCTAACTTCAATCACTATGCCGTCATCTGCATCTAATGTAATGGCCACAGTTCCAATATCTTCGCCATCTTCTTTGTATTCAAATTCAAAGAATCTAGCTTTTGGAATGTCCGTCTTTTTACTCAGCACATTGGCATTTTCGTCTCCGATAGTTATATCGGAAAACCTTGTTTGTATCTTGCCGTAAAGATCCAAAGCAATTTTATCTAAATTAGCATCCATGTTATATTTATCCTATGCCTGAGGAAATGAATATAGGCAATGGTGCGTCCCATTCTTCGCCAAATTCCGTGTTTACACTTAGAGTTTCAAACACCCTAGGATCCCAATCTGCTAGTACAACACTCATGCGTATGATTAACAATAATGCACTTACTAAATCGTCATGTTGTCCAGATTTGGCTTTAAAACTAGTGCCAGAAGCAATAAAGCTCTTGAGCTCGCTGATCAATGCTTTGCTAAGGATTTTCATCTTGTTTTCTTCAATAAGAAACTTCAAGCGGGCACAAGCTGATATCTTATTGCCAAATGTGGTATTAAATCCTTTGCGGAACTTGCGAACGTGCCCTTTCTTTACAGGCTCGCTGACAAACAATCCTGGAAAAGTATCCTCTCCCAAGTCCTTGATAACTACCAAGGCTGCTTCACCCAGTGTGTTATTTTCGCAGGACCAGTAGATGCTGTTGGGATATCCTGCGCCTATTTTTTCTTCTAGGCTCTTTATAATATCTCTAAATATTTTTACTTGGCCCTGTACAGGAGTAATATTATGTTGCCATTCTGCTATTTGTGTAAAACTAGGTAATTCAAACACTTGTATAGCGGCATAATCTCCGCCGGTACCCAAGCTGGGGTCTAATGCTACTAGATATAAATTTCCGCCAACCGGCTTCTTGTACCAACGCACTTGTCCCATCTTTTCAACTGGGTCTCTTCCAATCATTTCTGCTAATTTTAATGAACTAATTAAGGTTTCGTCATAGACTAAGAACTCACAGCCGTATTCTCGTCGGAAACGCTCTTCACCGATGCGTCCCAGTTCAACACGTTTCCATTCATCGTCTCTGTCAGGATGTTCATTCCATTCTGCACGGAAGCCATGAAAGCCGTTACGTCCTAGTCCATCTGTGCGTACATCTCCATATTCGTCAAATGTGTCCTGACTTTCCTTCCAAATTAGTGCAAATTCATCTTCGTCGCTGTTGGGTGTTGATGTGATAATTGCTCGACCACCAGTTGCTAGTGTCGGGGAAATTGAAGTCCAAAACTCAGTGGCGATATTTGGCTGTACGAAAGCAAACTCATCGCAATATAGTAAGGATATGGACATACCACGACCGGTATTACCAGTAGTAGTAGCTGATACAATTCTTGAGCCGTTGTCAAAGTCTATACTCCCTTTGTTGTAGCTGACCACACCACATCGGATATGGTCCTCGCATAGTTCGTATCCATAGCGGATACGTTGCATAATTTCCTGTGCACCTGTGTATTTGTGTGCGGCAACTAGAATAGTCTGATCTGGATGAAACATTGCAAACCATAACAGGTAACTGGAGGCGCATGTTGTTTTACCACTCTGACGCGGTAGCATGTTGATGTTGAATCGAAAATCGTGATAACTGTGTAATAGCCGCTCTTGATATTCAAACGGATGGAACAACATCTTGCCTTTGACGGGATGCTGTATGTGAAAATGATTACGAGAAAAATGCAAGTAGCCGTTGGTTGGATCTGAACAAGCTAGTAAATCTACAACTTGATCTTCCGTGAACTTTTCTCGAGTATGTGCTTTCTTGGTGATTACACCATCTAAACTTTTTGCCATACGTTATTTACATAAAAAAAGCACCGCGAAGGTGCTTTTTTGGTATCTTGAACGGAATGTTTATCTTTCCATACGAGCGTTATAATCGTTACGCATACGTTCTTTTTTATCTTTTAATGCTTGCAACCTCTTCTTAGCTGACTCGTCTCCGTCAGCCGCTTGTTTCTTCAAGCTGTCTTCGTGCGATTTTTCTAAACCACGACGATGTTCAGCATCTACTGAATTTGGATTATATGATTCTTTTTTTAATCTATCATCAGCTTCTGCTGATTTCAACATGGCCGCACGATCTGCATAACTACCACGCTTGACATCTTTGGCTGCTTCTTTTTCGCCTTTGGTAGGATTTTTAACATGCTTCAATGCATCGAACTCTTCTTCTTTGGCCTCTTTGATTTCGTTGTACAATGCTGATAAACGACCCACTAAAGTTTCGTGCATTGGTGCACCTTGTGGTAATCCAGCTTGACGCTTGCGGTGATCGCCTCCGTTGATTGGTGCGCCAAGATCTGTAACAGCATCAAGTCCGCTTACAGTAGGATCAGGTGTTGTGCTGGCATCACTAAATCCACCGTCTGACATTTCTTCATCAAATCCGGCTGTGATGTCCCCACCAAATATCTTACTAACGTCATGACTGTGTACATCTTTATTATCACTGCTTTCAATATTACGTAGGATGTTCATTAAATCACGAACACCGCCTGACCCTGAACCATGTAATGTGATATTCATATCTATGTTATCTTGTTGACCTTGTGGTCCACTCATACCCATCATACCCATGGGCATCATGTCTCCACATTCTTCTAATGATTCGTTTGCAGGAGTTGGTTCTTTTTTAGAGTTATCTGTTGTGCTTGTAACTTTAGCTCCTTGGGCCGGAATTGTTCCAGTTAGCCTTTCTCCAGGAACTTTGGGCTTGTATGAAATTGTACCGTCGGCGTTTTTTGTTTTGATGACGCCGCCAGGCGCAGTTGGTTCGGGCGCAGTTCCTTCGTCGATGCTTCTAATACGTTGATATAATTCTGTAAAGTTCATGTTATCGTCCTCCTATTGGACTTTTACTTCCAGTAGATTTTGTTTTTGATTGTTTAGGTTGTTTTTCAACAGGAACTTTTTTGGCCAGTAACGTATCGTTAACACCTTTGACTTGTTCTAGTTCTTTTTTAGTTTTTGTTAGTTCTTTAAGAAAGTTTTCTTTCTTTTTCTCACCTACCAAACCTTGATTATCACTGTTTTCATATTCAGCAGTAAGCACAGACTTTCCAGATTTAGTAGAATTTTTGCTGTTAATGGCCAGCTCTTCTTCTTCTTTCATGTTACGAACGCGAACATCGCCTTTTAAAAAACGAAGCTTTTCTGCAATCATGTTAGCAATTTGTAAACTGGTCGTAGGATAGCTTGTTGTAACATCAAAAATTGTTACAGCAACATTGGAATGATTTGGGAATTCTATCTGGGTTTCTTGTATTGGTGTTGTTTTTCCTGCGCTACACGATTCTACATGGAATTCGGCCAAGGCAGATTTAATGAGCGTTGAGCAGTCCTTTGGACAGTCTTTGGCAATTTTAATTTTAAATTCGTAGACTTTTTTACTTTCTACTAGATATTCGGTGAATGATTTCATGGTATATTCCTGATAATGTATTTATTTCATACTGCGTAGTTTTTCCAATAGACTATTGCGATCTGCTACAATAAAGCCATCTCCGGGTATACTAACACTATTGTCTTCTTGCATTGAATCATTATCTAACTTTTGTTTCTTAAGCTGGAGCTCAATCATCTTGAGTTTTTTGTCAATTTTAGCGGCTTTTGCATCTATTGCATTTTTAAGCATAGTTGCGGCAACTTCAAATACCCTACCGCTGTAACGTGCTTCCACGTTCATGCCCAAGTCCATTAAGTCGTCATATGCATCTGTTGCACGTTGTGCAAGAGCATCAAACTCTGCATCGCTGGCATCGCCTAGCCCTTTTACAGCTGGTAATGCCGCACTGATTTTGTCAAATTCACTCATATCACGCAATAGTGGAGCAACTTCGGTTTTGTTTTTTTTCTGTTCTTCTTCCTTGACAATTTTCTTGCTTTCGGGAAGATTTAAAATTTCTTCAAGTTTCTTCATATTATTACTTATGCAGTGCCAGTGTGAAACAAATCATTTTCATTGAGTATTCTAAACTTAATACCCTGCTGTCGGCACCATAAATTGGCAGCGGCCCACTTGGCTTGATTCTTAATAAACTGTGCTTGATTGTATTTGTTTTTGCCCACACGTTCTAAAATGGCTTGGCTAGCGGGTTTGATTTCAATAAGTTCAACAATAATCTTGCTGTTTTTATCTACATATTGAATAAAAAAATCTGGAACATATACAGTATTTCGCCCGGTCAACGGATCTCTATAGGGTATTTGAATTGCTTCGCTTGCCCATTTTTGTACACTTTTATTTGTATCACAAAAATTCATAAAACTCCACTCCCAGCTACTTCTATATGTAGGAATCTTAGTTCCTACATATTTTTCCGGTTGTTTCATTACAAATTCTCCACGGGCAAATTTCGGCATTTTAAACTAAAATGTTTCTAATTTCGTACGTGTCTGCTATTGTAGAAATATGATATCCAAGTATACTTGTTTTTTCTCTGTATGAGTTTAATACCTGCGCAACTACTTGTCCCAGCTGGACATCTGTTAGTCCTTTGAGACTATCGAGCAACGTGAATACATTTACTGCATCTACCCGAGCCTGATTTAATAATATAATAGCTGTGCTTCTGGCACTGTCTGTGTCAAATCCTCTTTTTATAAAAAATCCAACAGTGGCGTCAATTTCGTTTGCAGGGAATGTAACTTCGTGAACAAAAAAATTATCAAAAAATTGTTTAGCATCAACTTTGCTGGATTGCGCTTGCGGTAAATTATTAGCCATAGTTTATCCTAAATTAACTTTTTTTGCTTCAGTTGTGTTTGATTCTGCTGTTTTAACTGGGAATGTTATGCCTTGTACGCCACCAACAGCTTGTGTAGTAGATGCAACCAACAGCCCCGGAGTTCCCTGAGTTGCTTTTTCTTGCGTATTTTGATATGTATTAATAGATTCAACAATATTATTTAAAGTTTCAGCGCCGTTAGCAGTGACATTTTGTTGAGATACAAAACTTGGGCTTAGACTATTAGAGTCAACTACTCCTTCTAACGGACTAGGAGTAACATCATAGTGTTCTAAACCAAACCCTTCAACTGTTTCTGGGCTAACTGTTCCTGCATCATACGACACTGCTTCAAACGAAATGGTCATGGTGTTGTCATGAACCTTGGTACTGCCATAATCTAATCCTGCATGATCCCACGTAGCTATCATAGGATTATGTAATTTATAACTTACAAATTCATGTCGTGCCATTTGATAAATTTTTATGTAGTTAAAAAATGGAACACTGCTGCCGTTATCTAGGCCAAACGGTGTGGTAATAAAATCAAAATTCTTAATGGCATTTCTATTGTATGCAGTTCCTGTTTTTGCACTAGTGGGATCTGCATAATAATAGCTGTAGTAATTTTGCCATACCTGATTGATTAATCCCATGTTATCGTCATGAAATTTAATGGTAGCGTTTTCAAATTTGTGTTGTGATTGAATTACTTTTTTTCTGTTGTATTGATTGGCTGTTTCTAATGTTACAGTGAACTTGGGTAGTGTTATACTTTTAACCAGCATGTTGATTTCATTTCTATGTCGTTGTACTAAATCAATGCTTTTTAACGCCGCTGGATTAATACTAAATGACACATGAAATAGATGATCAAATTTTGGTGCAAGTCTAAACGAATCTTCCGCAAACAGTCTTGATGCATGACGTTGATCCCTCAAGTAAACAAAACTTGTAGGACTATGAGAATTTAAATATTTGGTAGGTGTAAAGGCCATAATAATATTTATCTTAATTATTAACTACGTAGTTAATGTACAATCACTAAAAAACCCGCTGAGCGGGTTTTTTAGTTTATATATTATCTGTAAGGAACGCCGCCACCAGTTGTAGCTGTGCCTGCACGTTTCTGTCCAAATCCTTCAGTTCCCATACCAGCACCGTTGCCAATTTGTTGTGCATTATCATATTGAATAGAAAGATCAATAGTTAATACATCAGCGGCACCAGTGTAGCTTAGAGTTTGATAATTTGTGCTGTCAACATAACAGCCATATAATTCCCATGTTTCAAGTACCGTAGGTGTGTTAGTGCCGTTGCCGCCATCTAGCATTTCAATACGTGTAAGGAATTTATAGTCACCAGCACTTGCCGCAGAACTTTGCTCAAAGAAGTCAAACTGCTTTTGATTTTGCTCACCAACTAATTTAGTCACGTTGTTTGATACATCGTCACGTAATTTAATTGTTAGTGGTTGCCATGTTGGCTTGCCAGCATAATGAATCTTGCTATTGTAAACTTCAATAGTTTGATCTGTGAACTTTATGTTAGGTCTGCCGCAGTCTGCTACTTGTTTTGTTAACTCTACTGTGCCGCCTGATACTCCAAAGTTTTCAAAGCTAACTCTAAATCTGTACTTTAACTTAGGCATTAACATGCCTTGAGTACTTGAGCTTTGGTTACTGGCTAACGGTACTGTAAATCTTGATAATGATGCAATTGACATTCTGTTCTCCTAATTATTATAGACCTTTAATCTCGCCAGTATTCTTTAGACGTAATGGAATGTAAATAAATTCCACGGCTTTTACTGGTTCAATCGCGACGTCAAGGTATAGTTCGCTACGATCAATTCTTGCAGGTGTATTGTTTGATGTATCGCAAACTACAAGATAGTCATACAATGCCCGTTGTCCCACTAATTCTAATAATAAACTTTCTGCGGCTTGTTTGATTTCATTACGAGTAATAGTATCGTTTGGTTCAAACACATATGGTTTGGCCAATTGTGCAAACTGTCTACGTAGGTAAACAACAAGACGAGCAACGTTGATTCTATCTAATGAACTAGCACTTAATTGACGTGTATATTGTCCGTAGTTTACTAATCCTGTTCCAGTAATATATGTAATTGGATTTACATGAATGCTTGCAAGTGTATCGCGTTGTCCGGTATTTAATGCAGTTGCAGTGAATTCTCCGGTTAACGAATCAATATAACCTACTGAACTTACATTAGTAATTCCGCCACGACGTGTTCCTGCTGGAGCAAACCATGGATAAGAAACGTTATCGCTCAGGGCAATAGTACGTAACATCATGTAGCTTGGTGGAACAACCACGTTGTTTCCTAACAAGTCTGTGGTGTAACCCCATGGA